GCGAAAAGAGCTGATGCAGAAAAGGCAGAGGCTCAGCGCTTAGCACTAAGAATAGATGCGCTCATCGACGCTGGGCTGTCAGAAGAGCAAGCAGGAGTAAGAGCTCAAGAAGAAGAGCGCGAGAATCAGTCGTTCATGGATAAGCTTAACAATAGCATGTTGAAGGTTGGTGATAATATAAAGGACACTGCTAAAGAAAAAGGCGCTTCTATGTTTACTACACTCATGACTGGATTAGGTCTTATTATGGCTGTGTTAGACCCAGAAGCACTTATTAATTTTGTCACCGGTATATTCACCCGCATAATGAATCTGTTTACTGACCTCAAAGACTGGTGGGAAGGCGATGGTGGCGCGTTTGGTATATTCGAGGTCCTCTATGATAACTTTGCTATAGCCGCAGCGATTGTTACTGGAGCTATTGTCTGGGTCGTCGGCATTGGGACAGCTGTAGGTGCTATAGCATCAGTATTAGGCACTGTGGGATCATTCCTGCTGGGGGCTGCAAGTCTTATCACATTACCTATTGCTGCTGCGATACTTGCAGTGGCCGCGATCGTCGCTGCATTCTGGAAAATGGCTAACATTCAAGAGGAAATGGGTTTAGACAGTATATGGGACGCGTTTCCAGTTATGGTTGCATCGGTAAAAGATATGTTCGCGAACATAGTGAATGGTATTATTGGCTTCGTCAACGGGATGCTGGATATACCGGGCCTTCGACGATTTCAAATAGACTATGAAATGGACGCCGGCCATGAAGATGCAGCAAAGCAGGAATTAATAGATTCTGGTAAAGCTAAAGTCTTAGCCGATGGTTCACCTAACCCTAAGTACGAAGAATTACAAAAAGCTAAGATAGCAACAGCATCCCAGGCTGGTAGCATGACTCCTGCGGGTGGGGTTGCAGTTGGCTTACCACCTATTGTGTCTAGTAGTCAGGTCAACAATGCTGGCGCATCAACAGTGCAAAGTAATGTGTTCCATAGCGAGCCATCGAATACTGCTATGATGGGCCTGCCTCCAGAACTACAAAACCATTAAAATAAAAAAAGGGGGCTTTCGCCCCCTTCAATGCTACCCTCCGATAGCTAAGTATTTCTTTTTCTTCTTAATCGTCCTGAGCAAGCTTAGCGAAGTAAGACATCGTTGAGTCATCAGCATCATCACTATCAGCAACAGTTGGTTCAACCGTTGTCGCTACAGTAGGTGCCTCAACCGGAGTTGGAGCAGCCGTAATGGTAGCCTCTACAACAGGACCTGCTGCAGTGATTCCCAGAACGCGATTCATTTTTGTTTTTAGTTCTTCATAAGACTTGTAACTATTAGGGTCAGTAAACTCTGCAAGCGCGTATGTCTTAGCAAAGAGAGCTTCAAGCTGTTCTTCATCACCACCCAATAGAGGCGAGGAATTACCAAACTCAGACTTGTCATAATTAACGAAGCCTTCAACCTTACGAATCTTAAGCTTGAATGAAGCGCCTTCCCACAAATCAAATGGGTTGACTGGAGTTTCATCAGCGAATTCAGGCTGCATTGAATCTTGAATTTTCTCAAAGATCTTTTTACCAAACTGATAAAGGAATACTTTACCTTCGTTCTCAGGATTGGCTGGGTCACTCTCAACAAGAATGTTAGCTACATAGTGTAAGCGACGTTTCTGTTTACGAGCGGCATCTTTATCACCATTGTTCCACAGCTCACTGTTAAGTTCTGATACTGGATCCTGTTCACCTTCAATAGATGTACGTGACCATTCAATATACCACTTACCAGTAGGACCTTGGAACCCGTGCGAAAAGTATTTCGTCCAAGGCAAACCATCATTAGCCTGTGGAAGAAAACGAATAACAGCATAACCATTGCCTGCTTTATCGCGGGTAGGTTTCCAAATGCGGTCATCACCATAAGAGTTACTCTTTTTAACTTCATTACTTTCTGAAGCTTGTACTAGTTTGTCCATCGCACTAGCACGATTCTGTTTTAACTTATTAAAGTCCATCGTATTATATTTCCTATATATTATTGTATTAAATTTATCCACTAATTCCATGATGTAATTGTAATATCTATTATACCATAGTTTTCACTAAATGTATATAGTTATCACGAGTTATTTATATCTTTTAAATTTCTAACCAAACGCGTTTACTATTGATTCTTTAACTTTTTTTCTATCATAATCAACAAAGGGTTTATACTTTGTCACTAAGCGATACTTCTTGGGCCACGAGATTGTCTCTGTAATGTTCTTATCAGCATGTGTCATAAAGTTCGTTAGTGAATCTATTATGCAAATAGTTTCTAAATGTATAACTTCCTCTTCCCAATAACTAATGATAGCAGGTGGTGATGAGGTTAGCAAAGTATCAAAGTCATCAACCTCATTAGCTAACTTATACATATCATCACTAAAGATTTTATGTATGCTTTGATGTATCCTCTGATACTCTGCGTAATCTTTCTCACCTTTGGTATCTAGCATCCTACCAACATAGTTCACACCATTGACGAACTGAGAAGCATAGAACTCTTTTATATCACTACCATATTTTCTTGATAGTTTATCAAAGAAATACTTATCTCTTCTTTTATAAAATGAGTCAGGCTTCGCATTCGTTTTCCAATGATACTTAACACCGTCATAGTTTGATTCAAAGTGCATCTTCATTGCTAAGAATAGTTTATAGCAGCTATATGGCGCGTCGCTTCTTTGCATTACAGTCCTGGCAGTTTGTTAGGACGATCGCCCTTTATCAACCGCAACTCAAGTGCTTCAACCTCTAACTTCTCTTTGATTGAATCATTAAGTAAACGTTTGATACCACTAGGGTCAAAGCCAGTTACTTCACATACATGGGCTAATGCTTCAAGATAACTCATCCTATCTTTAGCAACTAAACCCTCAACAGCAGTCGTTAACCGTTTCTTTGTCATTATCTTTCCTTCAAGTTCGGTTAAGTTCATGTTGACACCCTTAGCAATATCACATCAGTGCTAATACGACCCTTTGGTTCGCGAACTTTAGTAGTCAACGTATCCCAGATTGTTTCAGCTTTCTTGATGTTGCCTTTCATCAATACCTTAAGTGATTCTTCAGGTTTCCGCAATGTTGTACACTTACTCAGAGCAGGATTAAACCCGTTAATAGTCGTTCCTTTAACGGTAAACCCATCAACTGAATCAGATTTAAACATTGTAAGCAACCTAGTCTTTGTATTAAAAGTAAACAATATAGCTGCTGTAGGAATCAATGCTGGGTTAATCGATGCAATCTTATAGGTGTTATCATCAGTCTTAAACTTAAGGCGCTTGATTTGTTTATCAGCAGCCTGAGGTTTCTTAACACGAACTTGTCGGACCGCTTTCTTAGCACTCTTAACCTGCTCAATATCATCAACAATAGTTTGCAAAGCTTCATACATTTTCTTTAGGTCAGGACGTGGCACATGACTATATGCTTCAACCGCTTGGTCACACGTCTTCTTAAACGCGTCACGAATAGTTTCATAGTCGTGCATGACGTCTTTCTCAAAGAAATTGATATGAGCAGGGTTGAGGTTGTAACTCTTAATTAAGTTAAACGCACTCAGCTTCTGCTTAAAGTTGCCTTTGCCAAACTCTTCCATTAGAATATCGTAATCCTTACCAATAGTTGCATTAACTTTCATTAGCACTTTCTCAGCAGGTGATATTACAGGTACTGCAGCAACTACTTCAACTACTATAGCATTTGCTACTGTAAGTTTGCGAATCATCTCACTAACTATACGCTTTTTCTCTGTAGCGTTTAAATTCCAGCCTCGATAATACATGTGACATGGAATCCCTACTACCGCAGAGATACCCCAGTCGGGTAGCTTCTTTAATGCTTTGACGTCATCTTTTGAGTACCCAAGAACATCCTTTGCATAATCAAGAACATAGGATACATGGTCTTTAGGACCTGACTCATAGTTATACCATGCCGAAGCATTGCCATAAGCAACACGACGAAGGACTTCGTCTTTTGGCGTCTTGCCTTTCTCAAAGATAGGCTCAATACCAAACGGATTGAGGGTGACGCTTTTCTTAGGTTTACGTTTTGCCATTATATACCTTCTTAATTATATTGTTAAAGGTCCTTCTTACGAAGTAGCCTCTAATGAATGATACCACTGCTAAAAATGCGCCCATAGCAGCGTTCTGCCCTAAGGTTATCTCAAGCCCAAGCGCATGTAAGATAGCATACACTACAAAGATGTTGATTAAGTACCCAACAACAACGTTTGTAAGTGCTTCTGTCACATGCAGATGTTTTGCTCTAATACGCATTAGATGTGTGGGGTATAGTAACCCATTACAAACTTAGTTGCTGTTGAGAGTACGGTACCAGCACTCTTACCTGGGCACCAAATGATGCCAGCATAACCAAGATCCTCACTCTTATCGCCTGAGAATACTTTATAACCAATCACATCGTCAGACAAACGTTTGACAAGCATTGACTTACGGAATGTCCCAGCGGCTTGACCGCTATTGACAAGATTATACAAGGTCTTCCCTTGAATAGTTGAATACATACTACTTTCCTCTTCTATTAAAAAATGTTAATCCCAATCGTTCTTAGCTTCGTTATAAGCGTCCATGATTGATGAATCTTTGATGAAACGTTCCACGTCATTATGGTGCATGTTATGTTCTAAGTTAATATCAAGAGAAGCACGTTTTGCTACGCGTTCTCCACCCATTGCAGCCTTCGCTGCTTTCTTTGCTTTAGTTCTTGCACGTGCGTCAATCTTGTTCTGTTTCTTTCGCGCGTCCATATTTGTCATTAGCTCTTGCATCTCAAGTTGCTCAAGAGTTAGCCCTTGGCGTTTGGCCTGAGCTTCTTTAATCATTTTAATTCTATCCATTATCTTTTCCTAACCAGTGTTTCTCAAATAAAGTTTCTTCTAATTCCATTGCTTCTTGTTCCCATGGTTCCTCTGAATACTCTACAGTTTTCCACTTGTCACAATCAGCACCTTTCCATGTATCTTTGTACGGGTCTAGTTCTCCTCGCAAATATTGCTTTGCATGAACCAATTCGTGTGCTAAGGTTTTCATCTTAAATTCTAGACTTAGCTTTTTGTTTTCGTATGTCCTAGCGATTTCAATAATAACTTCATTAGTATACTTATCGTAATCAGCAAATCCATACACCGGTTCTTTACCACACTTTAGTGCTTTAAAAAATTCTACTCTTATTTCTTTTGAGTAAAAACGCGTAATCTTTAGGTCGACAGCAATATCTTTAATGTATTGTCTGACCCGTCGCTTCTCAGCAACCTGATTCAGAATCTCTATGCCGATCATTAGGCAGCCTTTTTAGCGATAAGTTGTAAAACCACCTGCATGAGATTCTGTACATCATCATCGGTAGTGCATACACTTAGTGCGGCTGCTACTTCTGAGACGTCATACTCTTGCATAAGTTGAACAAACTCAGCTGCTCTAGTATGTACGTGAAACTCTTCTAAATCAATTGGATCTTCAAGAGGGCCAAATGTTTCTGTATACTGAGGATCCATTATTTGCACACATCAAAGAATGCGTCAACAGCATCTTTGGCCTTACGAACAAGGGTACGATTATCAACAGGCGGTGCAATTGCTTCTTCACACTGCCGCAGAATATCTTCGTCAGAATCATTTGCGTCAACAAAAAGTTTAACTGGTTCTTGCTCACGGCCGTGTTCATCTTGGTATTCCACTGTGACACAACTTTTACCCAGTGATGCAAACGCCCATGAGCTCATAAGACGGTTCGGGGCATAGCTAACTTCATAATTAATTACTTTCATTGTTTACCTCTTCTTCTATTATGCGTAAATGTAAATTGTTAACACTAGACAGAACAACCCGAATATGATCTTCTAATAGCAATAATTCACTCTCATATCTGT